CTATTCGCCTTTTGCGCCAACGCTCAGCAGAGTGTGCCGCGTCGGCTTCCGAAGCTCTGATCGAATGGCCTTCAGGCGTTCGATCTCAGCAAAGGATTTCTTCAAAGCTTCGACATCGCCGCGAGGTAAGTCCGCGCTCACCTTGAGCGCGGCGTCGATCGCGTGTTCGATCTCCTGAAGCTTGTATTCGTTGATGAGGGCAGCAAGCTCCTTTGCGCCGTCGAGCATGACGCCCATCATTCCCCGTGCCCGCTCAAGAGAGGTGAACGGCTTTTCCCATGGGGCTTCCGTCTCAAACGTCTGCACTTCCTCGCCTAGATCCGTGCCGCTTATCTGGATGCCGTAGGCATCGAGATTTTCCTCGAACTCAACGTGACGGCCCTCCATGAAGACATGAAAAGGGGTTTGCACGTAATCAGGCGTGGCAACCGGCCGAAGAAGGCTTTCACGTTCGTTGGCCTTCTGGCGCTCCCGATGTTCGCGGGTCCGTTCGGCGGGCGTCTTAGCCATGCCTTCCTCCAAATCGTTTCGTTACAATCTATGTGTAACGAAACGGCAGTTGGATGTCAAGCGACCACGAGAACTTTCCCCTCGTCGGTGCCGGTAAATGCCGTCATGGGCCAGATGCCGAGATCACCCAAAGCCTCAATTAGGCGGGTGCGAAGATCATCCGGCGCGGCTGGGTCGAACGATCGGGCAATGCCCTCGACGGCATCGATGGCACTGAAGTAGCTATCGGAATGGAAGTATGCGGCTGGCTGCATTCGGTGTTGCCCCTGCCCATGATCGGGCGGGTTCTTTTTGATTCAAGACCGCTGATTTGGCAAGCAACATAACCAGATTTAATTATTTAATTTCAGTATCTTAGCTGTAAGTAAGCACTTACTTACGTTTTGTCTGGCTCGCTCGTCAGCCGAACTTGCCGAAATCCGGGCGAGCTTCCATCGCCGCGACAGCCGCCTTTTTAACTGCCTCGCGCTTTAGAGCCCTAGCGATCGTGTTCGCGTTCTTCTCCTTCTCGATCTGGGCGAGGCTGCGGTTCTTCTTCGATGCGGCCCTTTGAGCGTTTCGCTCTTCTTTCGTTGGATTAGCCTTCCGGGGCTTCACAACGCGACCTTCCTTCAGTGCGTTCTCGTGCCGCCTCTTCCTCTGCTTCTCGTTGTAGGCGTCCTTACCTTCCCCTGCGCGGTGGGCGTCGATCTTACGGTTCTCTGTAGCGGTGTGGCCTTCCGCCTTGTTAAGTTCGATATCGTCGCGCGTGGACTTGCGGGCCTTCCACTGTTCGGTAAGTGCACGGTGACGCGGCTTGTGATCGTATCTCGCAATGTCCGCGAGGTCCGCGTCGGTCAGGTCGAGACCAGCCGGTTGACCTTCGTCAAGCTTCAGATCGACCAAGGCGCTATCGAGTAGAGCAAGCCGATGCGCGTCGGAAATCGTCATAGTGTCCCCGGACAGTGCTGTCGGAACATTGTCAACATCTTGTTGACTATTCTCTAATTTTATGTCATTCATAATGAACAACCTTTTGGAAGCGGTTGTGACCTTCAGAACCCTCGACGCCGTAAGCACGCGTCGAGGGTTTTCTTATGCAGCGGCCTTTTCGATCTGGTCCGCGAGGTCGATAGCGAGGTCGGGCGGGAATGCTACGCCGTCCTTGAACGTCACTCCGCCGAAGGGCAGCGCCACCTTCAAGCCCGTTCCCTGCCTCTGGATACCAAAATTGTGACCGGGATTGACCATCGTCGGTGCGGCGGTTCCAGCGACGACTTCGCGGATCGTTGCTGCAAGGCGCTGAGCGCCTTGCACGGTCATCGTGGTTTCGTCACCTTCGCGAAGGCTAATGACGACACCGGCATCGGTCTTGCGGATCGACGTGCCGGGGATGGTATCGGGGATAACGCCAGCCGCGACCTTTTCGCGAATGAAAGCGGCGATAGCGCCTGCGTTGGTGAGGTTCATAGCCGAGGCAATGGCCTTCAACTGGTCGAGGCGACGGGGATCAAGGCGAACGAGAAAAGGCGACTGTGCCATAGTGAAAGCTCCAAAGTTGATGACCTATCAATACACGTATACGAGTATTGCGTCAACCATTGCTTACATTTAAATTAGCGCTTTGTTCCGTTCGATTTGTCCGGGGACGCTATGACGATGATGGTGCGTGAAACCGCTTTGTCCGGGACTCTATGACATTGCCCCAAATCGTCATAGCGTCCCCGGACAATTGAGTGTAGCCGCGCGCTTATTCTTCGATTTATATAACGAAATCATACACTTGACTGGACTTGTCCGGGGACACTAAAATTCGTATACTATCTAACATGAAGAAGTAAGTAGAAAGAAAGAGACAGTGGACGGGAAGATCGACACTCGGTCGCTGCGCTCCCTCCCCTGCGGCGGCCTTCGGCCTTGCAAGCGCCTTACGGCGCTTAACGATTGAAGCGATCTCCCGGAGGGTCTTCATCTGAAGGGATACTTCCGGGCGGGAAAATGCTTCCGGGCGGGAACGCGCCCATTCCGATAAGAGAGGTTCCGGCCAGTCGCTACGCTCCCGGCGCGGAACTGATCTCCGGCTCGACCGGGCCTCGTTCCTGACTTCCGCCGTAGAGACTCCCTGAGAGGCGCTCGAAGGACCGGACAGGCAAACCCTCATCTCCACACCTCAAACGCGCTAGTGACTCGCTGTGAGTCAAACAGCGAGGCTAAAACTCTCGACAAGCTGCGCAGAGACGGTCCACGGCGATTCCGCTGCGAAAGTCCACTCCTTGCACGTCCACTTCCGGGTGGTCGGCTCGCCATAGGGCTTGAACAGGAACGGCTCACTCCCGCCCCTCGCCTCAAAGAAGTTCACGATCGAGCGCATGTCGTCATAGACCAAGGCATTCCACGACAGAGAGACCGTGCGGCGAATGTGGTTCAAGCCCTTCGGCGTCGGCTGGCTGTAGCCGTCGCCGAACTCCGCTTCCCAGAGGCTCACGGTCGGCTTGTGCGAGGTGCCCGGCGACGGTGCGACGGGCGGATTGAAGGAAGGCATAGGCATTAGCGGCTCCTGCTATTCAGCGTGTTGCCGGGCCTGCTCTGACGACGGATTTCATCTGCAACCACGCCCCGCATAGTCGCTTCCATCTCGCGGGCCGTCCGACGCGCAAGGTCGGCGTTCTGGTCCGCCGTGCCAGAAGATCCGTTTACCGTGACGGGCGCATTGATGCTGATCTGCTGGATAGGCGCGGCGTTCACGTTCGCAGCCTTGACGACAGGGCGATGCATGGCCGTCGCGGCGCTGACATACCCACCGGCAGCGAGGTGCATCTCCTTGCCGCTGTTCATGGCTTCCAGCAGTGCACGGTTTTCCGCCGTCGCCTTGGCGTTCACGACGAACTCGCCATTCGAGAGGCGGGCGGGAATGCTGTCACTCGTGCCGGTGCCAGGGCCGCGAACGTGACCACCTTCGGCAAAGCCAAGCATCTTGCTGAAGATCGAGAAGATGCCGACGCCTTCGGTCGTGCCGAACAGGCCAGCAAGCGGCCCCTCGCCCATCAAAGCGCCCTGAAGGGCCACCTTGACAAGCGACTGCAGCACGGTCTGAAGGGCTTCCTCTGCCGTGGTAGCTCCGGTGATAAGGCCGGTGATCGCGTCGGTCGCGGTCTGGGCAAAGAACTGCGATGCCTCTGCTGCCTGATCCTGCTTAAGCTTCAGAGCATCGAATGACGTCTCTGCCGTCGCCATCCCCTGCGCAAGCTGGCTGATTTCCTGCCGCTGGCGCGGCGTCAGGTCGATACCGGCCTGTTGCGCTTGATTAAGCATCTCCTGTTCATAGCGGAGCTTGGCGGCTGCGTTGCTGGTCATGCCAAGCGCGTGCCCCTCACGGCCCTGTTCGGCAATGAAGGTGCGGGCCTTCATGAGCATATCGTCATAGGCCTGACCGCGATCCTCAAGATCCTTCGTCTTATCGGCCATCATCCCGGCGCGGGCGTCGGCGTCCTCGATATGCCAGTTCTCGTTGCCAAGCGGGAACTGCAATCCGAACTGGCTGGCGTTCTTGTGCGCCCACTGCCGAGCGGCATCCGAACCATAGCCAAGGTCGGCTGCATTGCCCTTGTTGTGCTGGCTGTTGCCGGGAGGTGCTACCCACTTCCGCGCTTCGGCAACCGAACCATACTTCTGAAGCGCCTGCTGCCAAAGCTGCTGCTGGCGTTCGACAGAACGGAAGCCGGAATTGATCTTGATCTGCCCTGCAAGCTCCTTCGGCATCGCAGCGAGAAGCTTTTCGAGCTTGCCTTCGAAGGCCGACGACATGCCAGAGATGTGCGAGGCGTCCTTGCCGGGTGCGAGATACTTGGTGAGGTCCACCTTGATATCGACCTTGCCGCCCTCCTTCGGGCTATCCGGCACGGGGTAGTCATTGATCGACACGCGGGGAACGGCGGGCGTCGTCGTGGTCTTCGCGGGAAGCCGCCCGGTCTTCGGCGCAGCGGGGTAATCGAACGCCTGATTGATACGGTTCTGGATCGCGTCTTCCTTCAGGCCGCTGCCGAGGGGCTTGCCCTGAAACATATCGCTATTGAGCGAACCCATCTTTTCGATGATGCCGGGAATGCCGCCCATGATCTTGCGGAACTCGGATGCCTTATCGATGCCTTCCGACAGCCAGCCGACGAACTTGCCGAGATCGGAGTCGGACGCGCGCACGACAACCTTGCCGAACTGTTCGACCGTCTTTGCAAGATCGGTCAGGGTCGTGCCGAACTTTGCCGACGCGCCGGTCGCCGTATCGACCTTTCCGGCCGTGTCGATAAGGACGTTCTGAAGCCGCACGAAATTCTGCGCAACGGTCATCTGCGACGATGCGACCTTGCTTTCGAGCGTGACGGCCCCTGCCTCAAAAGCACGGAAAAACGCCTGCGATGAAACCTTGCCATCAACAACGAGGTTGCGCAGCTTGGCGACGGAACCGCCCGCTTCGGTCAGACCAGCCGCGACGGCCTGCGCGATCGTCGGTGCACCCTCAAGAACGCTGTTGAACTCTTCGGCCCGAACCGTGCCACCGCCAAGAGCCTGCGAAAGCTGCAAGAGTGCGCCGGATGATTCTTCCGCGCTCTGTCCACCGACACGCAAGGCCAGTGAGACGTTCTTCGAAAACTGGATAAGTTCGGCCTGATCGACGCCAAGCTCCTTCTGCACAAGCGACAGACGCCCGTAGAGCGTCACGAGGCTTTCGAGCGGCGCGGCGTTCTCCTGCGCAGCGTCGAACAACTGGCGATAGACGCCCTCAAGCGCCTTGCCCTCCAAACCGGCAACCTTCAGGGCGTTCGTGATCCTCGTCGCAGAGTCCACAAGCTTTTGCGCCTGCTGAAGCGAAGCCTGCGCTACGACGCCCGCAATCAAGCCGTTAAGCTTGCCGCCTACCCCATTCATGGCGCGCTCGATGCCGGATGCGGCCTGTTCGGCATCCCGCCGCATACCGCGAAATTCGGAACCGGTGCGACGACGCGCCCGCGCCACGTCGCGCTCATAGCGCTCCGTCCGGGCCACAAAATTTACTAGAAGCTGTTCGCTCATATTCCACTTTCCTTATGCAGCTTCTTCGAAAAGCCGGTCAAAATCTTCATCGTCCAGATCGTAGATCGAACGCTTGTTGTCGTTCGCGACAGCGCGGAAGACGGCCAATGCAGACGCAATAGCGCCGTCGATGTGGTTGCTGTGGCGGGTGCCCTTGTGCATCGTCGTCAGTTCGCTGGCGCTGGTTGCGCGCTTCACGACTACGCTCTCGAAATGGTTTCGCAAGATCGGGTGCGCATCGTGCCGGATGCGACGACCGTTCACGATGCGCTCAAGATCGCAAATCGGGCCGTGCATATGCTTGGCCGTTTGGGGAACCTGAAGCACAGTGATGCCGTGATCGATCAGTTTCGACATCAGCGGGCCGGCAAGCGACGGGTCAAATATGACTTCGCGAACATCATACGTGCCGCAAAGGTCGATGATCTTGTCGGCAATCACGTGCGGCTCGATCACCGGGCCGTCGATCACGTCCAATAGCTTTTCGTCGCGCCAGCGGGGATAGGGAACCTGTTCAACCTTGGCCTTGTCCTCCAAACCTTCGGACGGCAGGAAGAACCACGGGTGAACGGAAATGCGGCCATCATCATGCCGGAACGCTGCAACGATGGCAGTGAGATCGCCGGAACGAGACAGGTCTACGCCAAGCCAGCACGGCAGGCCTTCAAGCTCGGCAAGATCGAACTTAGGATCGTGACCGGCATCATAAACCGACATATCGAAAAGCGGATCGCGGGAAGCGGCCTGCCACATATTGAGGTGGAACTGCTGGAAGGCGAACCGCTCTGCGGGGCGGTGTTCGGCTTCACGCGCCATCGTCTGCAAGCCGCCAAGATCAGGAAAGCCGTGCGCAAGGCCCGGATTGATCTTGTGCCATGCGTCTTCATTGCGCCAATCGTCGCCCTGTTCCGCTTCAAAGATGATCGGCAGGAATGACGGGTCATCGATCTCCCCGGTCGCAACCTTGCGAGCGTAATCGTAGATCTCGAACCCGATGTTCTCCTGTCCACGGCCTGCCGTAGTGGCGATGATCATCAGCGTATCGGGCACCTTAGCCATGCCCGACTTCAGCGCTTCCCAGAGGTCGCGGCCCTTCCATGCGTGGATCTCGTCAACGAGCACAAAGCTGGGCGTCTTGCCGTGCTGTGCCGCGCCATCGCTCGATACGGCGAGAAGTTCGGCCTTGTTCGAGCGGCAAATGATCTTTTTAGCGGAGTTGTGCGCGTCATAGATGCGGGTCGCGGCAACGATCCGGTGATCCTCTCGCACGATGTTCGCGGCTTCCTTGAAGCCGATGCCCGCCTGTTCGCGGTCGGACGCCGCAAAGATCGCCTGTCCAGCCGGTCGCGCTTCCGGGCCGATGGTGTGAAGCAACGCCCATGCTGCCGCAATGCTGGTCTTACGATTGCCACGCGGCAACATCAGGAACACGGTGCGGACAATCCGGCTGCCGTTCGCATTGCGCGGGCCGTAGATACGGCGCGTCATGCGCTCCTGAAAGTCGTAGAGCTGAAAGCGGCCTTTCGGTGCCATGCTAGCCGGATGCTTCAATGCCTGAATGAAATCGACGGCATCCTGCCCATACCCAAGAGGGTCGGCGATGGTGCTGCCGTCATAAATCCAGTGCGGGAACGCGCTATTGCTCATGCGCGGTTCCTGCCGATGGTGAGGGCGTTGGGCTCGTCGTCGGCATCGTTGCCAGCGCTGCCGACACGGGCGCGGGACGTAGGCGAGAGGCCGTATTCAGCCGCAAGCTGCCGCGACGTCTGCAAGGCGCGGTTTAGCATGCCGAAAATCACCTTATCGAGCGGGTTCACGCTCAAGGCTTCGGTGTAGGTGCGGGCCAAGCCGCGCACGGTGCAAAGCTCCTCAAGGCCGCTGAGATCGGAACGGACGATGATGCCGCGTTCAATGAGACCGGGCATGATCCGCTTCCACTCGGCACGGGCATACGCCGACAGGTGTTTCGGTGCCGAAGGTGCCTTCGTCAACGCGGCGCTATCGCGGGAAATGGTCGGCTTTACGCCGCGAAGGTGGGTCACTTCAGGGCCTCGCCGCGAAGTTCGAGCGCATCCCGCCGCCCAAGTTCCTTGATCTCCTTCAGGCCGTAGGCAGTGCCGTTATAGGTCACGCGATCGGCGGTCGTGATGCCAGGGCGATATCGGACACGGAAAATCACCGTGCCGGTCTCTGCCTCACCATAGCCGGTGAAGAACTCATTGGCGGTCTGTTGAAGCACTTCAGCCCATACCGTCGCGATCGGCGTCCAAGTCGGAACGACGCTGCCGGTATGCTTCTTCGTTTCGACCTTGCGCTCGATCGTGATGCGACGATCCATGTTGCCGATGTTCAACATCAGACCGTCCACCGAATGAACGCTTCGACCGACAGGACGCCGTGCCCGTATGCCGGGTCGGGGTCACGCGGGAAGCGGGTTGCATGAATACGGAAATGATCGCAGTCGCCGCCCTGAAGTGCGGGCGTCTTATCGAGTGCACGGATGACTACGCCTGCAATCTCCTTCGCGGCGTCCTCGCCAGCGTCGAGCGTCCAGATATGCAGGTCGAGATGAACCCATGCCGTGCGCTGGCTGCGGTAGTCATGACCGGCAAGCGTCGTGGTGCCATCTGCAATGATGATGCACGGCGTCATGTCGGGGCGCGTGCTACCTGCGCGGATATTGTCAGGGGACACAAGCGCGGTAACGGCCAGTGACGAAACGAGGGCGTTGTTAATGGCATCCTGAAGGGCAAGAACGGGTTCGATCATTCTGCCGACTCTTTTCCGGCGATGGCTTCACGGATCGCCTTACGCCCGGCGCGGGTGAGGTTCTTTTCTTCCCGCTCGCGCATCTCGTGAAAGGTGTTCAAAAAGAACGGCTGCGCATCAGCCGTCGAGGTGCCGAACTCGACGAGGTGCGGATAGCGCACTTCGCTGTTGCCAGCCGTCACGATGACCTCGTGAGCCTTGGCGACACGCGAGCCGCCCGGCTGGCTGTAAGGCGGGGTCGTTTCGCCGGGCTTCGTGACAGCGATGCTATCAGCAAGCGCACCGGTATCCTTCGGCGCTGCGGTCTGCTGTGCCTTCTGGACGCGGGTTGCCGATCGAACGAGCGCCGCGTCGATCTTCTCTGCCGGTGCCATCTGAAGGCGTTCCATCTTCTTCATGAGCTTTGCCAGCCCGCCGTCATTATTCGCCATCGGTGAACCAATCCGCACGATAGCTATCGAGGATCGAGGTCACGCCGTGCGGTGCAAGCTGCATGGAAATGCCGAATGTCGCGATATTTCGCACCTCGAAATAGAACGAAACGAGCTTCAAAATGGCGATCTTGATATCTGCCGGAACAGGCTCAAGATTTGCAATCGGCTTGCCGATGTAGTTCCCGCACCACGTCTCTGCCCCCTCAAGATACAAGGAAACAAGCTCGTCGTCGGCGTTTCCGTCTACCTTCATGTGCGCCTTTGCGAGGTCCAAACTTACTACCGTCATGCTTCAATTCCTGAAAAAGTTATATTCCGGTTCTCTTGCGCGGTGCTCCCCGCGCCGGTCCCCTTCGGAGGCTCAAAGTCGGAGACCACCCCCCGGTCAAGCGAGGCGATGACTCGGGTTTCACGGAACGTCTCATACAGAACATTCTTATGTGCTCGACGGCCCATGTTCTTGACCGGCGTCCTTAGTGCATTCTCAAGGCCCCAACCCATCTGCAAACGGGTGCGGATGGTGCCAGGGTTGATGGTGTATTCTTCCGCCCACTGATTGAGAGTCTTCGACTTGCCGAAGGCGTCATACATAATGGGCGACTGACCACCTTTTCGTGCGTCGGTCGGAGCGACAGGCGTCGGTGCTGTAGGGCGTTGAGAATTGAAGCGGGTCGCGCTGCCTTCGTCGCCGCGATCGATACAGCTTCGAACACGCGCATCGTCCGTTGCCTTGAGCGTCCCCGTGCTCAAGTGCATGTAGAGGCGCTGCCGAACCGCTGCGCACTCAGCCTCGAATTCCTGCCTATCGATCTCGCGGGCTTCGGCGGGCGTCATTGGATCAAGCCGCAATCAAGAGCGAGTAGACGGCATATGCGATAGGCCCGCTTGACGGCGTGGCGCGCAAGGTCAGATAGTAGACGCCTGCCTTGCTAGGCGTGCCGGAAAGGACACCGGCTGCGCTAAGGGTCAAGCCAGACGGCAACGTGTCTGACGTGGAAAACGTAGGCGAGCCAGTCGAGCCGGGAACGGTGAACGCACGCGTGTAAGCCTGACCAACCTTGCCGTCGGGCAACAGACCACCGGGCGGACTGATGCTGGTCAAAGCGTTGTAGACCACCGTCACCTCTGCGGGCTGGTCGCCTTCAACCCACGCGTAAAGGAATTCCGCATCCGACTTGGCGCGCGAAGGATCGAGAACAATCGGATGCGGATCGTAAGGGACGGTCGAGATGTAGCTCTTCGGCTCTTCCTCCGCATCGTCGGGCGGCACCAAGGCGTCAGTGAACATGAGCCGAAGGCCCTTGCCGTTCCGCACCTGAAGCATTTCCACGTTATTGAGAGAGCCGAGCGGCCACCAATATCCGGGGTCAAGCGTGTAGGTCTGAGTAGTCCGCATTAGATATTCCTTTCCAAGCGCTGCTTGGCTGAGTTGTGACAGGGTGCGCAGAGCGGTTGCCAGTTTGCCCGGCTCCAAAAGAGCCGCTTGTCCTGCTTGTGCGGGATGATGTGATCGACCACTGATGCAAGGCTCGTAATGCCGTGGTTGCTGCATTCCCGGCAGTGCGGGTGCGTGGTGAGGTATTCGGAACGGGCCTTCCGCCACTCATGATTATAGCCACGAGCACGAGCGGACGGCCGGTGTGCGTCATGTCGAGCATTGCGTTCACGGGTCGCGGTGCGCTGGCATTCGCAAGGAACGCCGTGCGGCACGACGCGGCCGCAAGAACAGATGCGAGGCGGGCGGCTCATGCGCCACCTCCTGAAACCTTCGCCTTAAGGGCGCGAAGGCCCGCACGGTCAAATTCGGGATCGAGACCTTCGGCTTCGTTGCGCGTGGCCTGTTCGGGATCGGGTGCGTTCTTGCTCGTGCTCGCATGCTTGTCCCGCGCGAGCACGCCAGTGGTCACGAGCCGGTCGAAGTGCGCAGCAATGGCGCGGGTGATCTCGGTCGGCGTAGCGCTCCAAGCGGCTTCAGGCGTCCAGCCAAGCCAGCCGGTCGCATCGTCATAAAGACGGCCATAGGCTTCCACCCACGGCATAGGATCGCCCTTGCCTGCGGGTGCGTTGTCCGTAGACGCGACGGGCGCGGGCATGAACATCGAAACCAGAAGGTCGAGCGGCTGACGAACTGCCAGAAAGAACGGAAAGAGCGGCTTGCCGGGATAGGGCGACAGGAAGGCCGCTGCCTCGCGACGATCGCAACTTGCCGTCATGATGATGTTGGCAATGATCGTGAAATCGAGGTCTACCAAAGCGGCGAACAGCGCCGGGAAGCCGTGGCGCTGTTCGAGGGTAGCAGCGGCCCGTAAGGAAGGGCGGAGCGTCACGGTGTTTCCACGGTGCGCGATCGTCACTTCCTCATATGCGGGCCGCTGATAGGACATAGGTTAGGCCGTTGCCATCTTCAGCTTGCGGAAGGCGTCAGGGCGAACGACGCCAGACCCGACACGGCGACGTGCATGGAAGCGAACCATGCCTTCGGTCGCGAGAAGATACGGGTTCGGGCGAACCTGAAGCTCGATCCGGTCATAGATCCGGAAGCCAGCCTTGAAGTCACCGAAGATGACCGGAAAGGCATTGGCCGCGACATCGGGCATGTCGAGCAATTCGACAACCGGACGGCCGAGGATCGTTTCGGGCTGGCCTGCCTGATAGGAGGGCTGCCAGAGGTAGTTACCCTGCCCGTCCTTCAGCTTGCGGATAGTTGCAAGCGTGCTGCCGTTCATGGCCCACGTCCCGCGATTGCGGTAGACGCCCGGAACGGCGTAGAGCAGCGTAAGCAGCGCGTCGGTGCTGAGAGCCGTTGCATGTCCGTTGACGGTGTTGCCAATGGC